CGGGTGGAAAAGCATCTGGAGTCATGACCAAGTAATTGACCACATAGCCCCAATCACGCTGAGCCACGATGAACTCCGGCGAACCAGCAATAGCAGCTCGAACTTCGTCCAAATGAGTGATATGTGGAAATTCATACTTCACGGCACAACTCCTTGTTACTTGGTTAGTGTAACACACTAACAGTCAACGTCAACCTTTTTCACAACTGATTCTACATTCTCAATATCAAAACCTTCGTATTCGTAGTCTCGACGATCTCTCATCCACCGAGCAACTTGTGATCTGTACCATTCGTCACTTTTGGTGCCCTTGCGCAGACTGGGGTTGTCTAGTTTCATCAGCAACTGTTTGATGGTTTCGGCATCTGATAGATGAGCGTTAGGGCGGAACATATCTGGGTGCCCATTGGGCTCGTCGCTATACCAGTAGCCTTCTAACAGTCTCTCACGTGCCACCTGCACTAAAATCGCGTGGTAATCGTCTTGGGAGTCAACCACAAAGTTGCGATATTCGTGTTTTTCCTTGAAGCGAATCAGTTTCGGGTAATTCATCGGTTATCTCTTATGTTTTATAGCATCATATAGTAACATATAGTGCACAATTGTCAAGCATTTTTTAATAATACTACTGTAAGTGAACTACTGCGCAGCAAGCTGTTGCAGGCTTACGCGCAAAGACTAAATACAAGAACATGTGTACTATAATTGCTAAAAAATTTCCAAACATAGGTTGGATAGGTGTAAAAAACCGAGATAGGCCGGCTGCCACTCACACAGAGCTATTACGTGATCAGGAAAACAAATTTCAACGAGTCACGCTTATGGATGAAGACACTCGGTGGTCAGAAGGTATGAACTCTAATGGTGTTAGCATAATTAGTTCAAGTCTCAGCCCTGTTGTAAATGGATTGACCAAACATACTAGCAAAGATGGACATATAATACGAGATGCGCTTGCCCAGCCAACTGTAGATCGTGCCGTTGCGGTATGTAGGAAACAAGGTATCGGCGGCTGTGTAATGGTTTTCGATGCTAAAAAATTAGTGCTTATAGAGGGTAAAACTGGTGATAATCGTCGCCAAGTCATACGAGAAATACATGATACAGCAATAGCAAGAACAAATCACGGTGTGTGGATACCTAGCGCAGGATATCAACCATACAGTACTAATAAAATACTGCAAATGCGTAGAATAAGTTCTGTTGCTAGACTTAAAATTGCGCGCTATATACTTGATATTGCTAAAGAACCTACAGAATTAATGCCATTGTTAGCTAAACAATGGGTAAGCAATCCTCAAATTACCACCTTGCGAACTCCAATACCAGACATTGAAACTCGCACAACAGAACAATTAATGTTACAACCAAACAAAAAGCTTATACTTGTACGCAATATTAACGGTGTATTAGAATTTGATCAACATGATGCTAATCCTGTAGGCAGCAAGGTTCTTGTTGGTATTGTTCAATCCTGACTGTAGTTTGGCAAAGATTTCAATGTAGTACCAGGTTCCAACAACACATCGTCAAATGAACGTGCATCTTTACATAATGCATAACTATTCACTATTGATTACAAAACTTTCAGTACCATTGTATTTCGATTAAACTTTCCAGCAAGGTCCCAGTTTTTGCCGTTTACCTGACTTAGCAATACTTCTAAGCGGCGAACTGTGGTAGCTCGATTCCAATGAGGCAAATCTGTTTCAGGATTTCGAAGGGTTTTGCCTGTTGATTTTTTTTCGTCGTAGTTAGTTATTCTAGAACCATGCACACTTAGTCGTTTACCTGTTTCGGCAAAATACACTTCACAGTGACGCGTTTTGGTATTGTAAATTACAGCAGCTTCTGCACCAACTAAATTAGTTGGGTCAATACTGCTGATACCTAAGTCAATGTCTTCGTCTTTGTAAGTGACTTTTGCAGCAGCTTTTTCACCCTTACGATCACTTTGCTCAAGTGTATTAGCAAGCCGACGTGCTTTAGCTCCTTTAGCACCAGCTTTAACACTAGCTCGATTGTTTACCAATAGTCCAAGCGTATCGACCACTGTAGTTAACGGTTTCACCCAATCGGTAATGGAAGTATCTGTTTTAGCTTCGACTAAGGCATCTCGATAATGTTCAAGTAGCTGTCGTGCTACAATAGTTTTACCATGTGCTTTGTCGGAAACTATTTTTCGAACTGTAGCAGCTAGATCGCGTGCAGGCATTTTACCAAGTAATACTCTAGTTTTAGCATTATCGATATGACTATAGCAGTCAACATATGCCAGCACAGATTTACCATGCGATGACAATGCAATTGATTCCCAAGAAAAATCAATCTCCTTAGACAGTTTGTTTTTATATTCTGTTAACATTTTTGGTATTCTCTCAACACTAGACTCTTTAAGTCTTGCGCCTCGATTAAGGCAGTATGCAATCTTACCTTCAACACCAATATGCCCGGGTGTAATCAGTTCTGCAATATCTGCCATGCCAATTAGGTTGGCATACTTAACTAGCTCGTTTTTTAAAACAGCAGTATCAATTTCATAATGGATATAATTAAGAGCGTTTCCGTATTGTTCGTCAAAGCCCGATGTTGTACAATCAAGCTTGGCTATTTCAGCATCCATTTAGATAGCTCCTACAGTTTTCATAGTTGTATATTAGCATAAACTAACAAGTTGTCAACAATATTTTGTTGTCTCCACGGATGTAACAACGTAGATAGTGTGCACCGCAAAAACTTTAATTTTTAAACGATGTTAATCTAAAGTATAGATCATTAGTTGGATAGAAAAAGCGGAGGTAATTTCAATTTACGCTAAATTACCTCCACTAGATATCTAGAAATTTCCAGGGGCAACCTGGAGAACCCTAAGTCCTCTGCTTCTAAACATGTCTACAACCTGTTGACGGTCATCTACAACAATAGTAGGCGCATAACCGTCTGCATGCATTTGATCAAGGATTTCGCTTTTAATTACGTTATCTTGACGATAGTCTTGTTCGGGTCGCATGTAAAGTCGTTCATATAGGTCACCTACACCGGCTACATCTCGTAGCCAAGTTTCAGTTACCATACGATCTTCCTCGCCGCGGCCGCTTGCGATTAGAATAGTGCAACCAGCTGCATGCATTGTCTTAAGCAGCCAGATAATGTCGTGGTTGGGAAGATCGTTAGGCATTCCTCTACGAAACGCCATCCAATTCTTAGGCTTGCTAGCTACAAAATGGCGGCGGTGCGAAATCTCTGCCAGTGTACCATCGATGTCAAAGATTGAACAGGTAGGTGTATTCCACATTATATAACCCTCTTTTTCACTATGTTATCATATTAGCATGGTATCAAAAGACTGTCAAGTGTTATAAATATGAATGGGTCTTTGGAGGCACCTCAAGTGACACACCGCAGATCCGGGAAGGTAAGTCATATTTTCAAAACTCCTTCACTGACACAAAATAACACGTCACAGCTTGTAGTCAACCATTGATTTCGGATAACACTTGTCTCTGCACAGACTCGGGTAGAGGCACGTAGTCCATGTCCAGAGCCAGCTTGCTGCCATGTGCATAAACCCAGGCGATCCAGTTAGCAACCAATTTAGACTGAGCAGGGTTCTGTGCATCCCGGGGCAGCAGCAGGTATGTGGCGCTCACAATGGGCCAGCTTGCTGAGCCAGGCTGGTTGATAATGTCCACTGACCAGTTCTTGGCGTGAGCCCAGTCGGCATTCTGTGCAGCAGCCTGGAAACTTGCTGCGGTAGGGGACACCCACTTGTGGTCTGCATTTTGCAACTGAGTTGTAATGAGATGGTTGCTGCTGGCGTAGACACTTTCCACATATCCAATGCCGCCGCGAACCTGCTTGACTGTGGCACTAACGCCATCGTTGCCCTTGGCACCGTTACCGGTGGGCCATTTTACGCTGGTGCTGGCTCCCACGGTCTTGGCCCAGTCAGGGCTTACCTTGCTGAGATAGCTGGTCCACACGTAAGTGGTGCCACTTCCATCGGCACGATACACAGGCGCAATGGCCAGCATAGGCAGAACTTTATCGGGATTTAGAACCTGGATGGCTGGGTTATTCCAATTGCGAATCTTGCCGCTGTAGATGTCAGCCAACACTGCACCCGTGAGCCTCACTTGGTTGGTTTCCACTCCGGGTATGTTGACAATCACAACCACCGCACCCATAACGGTAGGCACTTGACTGAGATGATTTTCTACCAACTTGTCAGCTGACACCGGTGCATCACTTGCACCAAAGTCTACTGTGCGGTTGAAGATTTGATTTTGTCCGCCGCCGCTGCCAATAGCTTGGTAGTTGAGCTCTATGTTGATAGCTGTTTTGGTAGCTTCACCCCACTTGGCGTAAAGTGGGGCTGGAAAAGTTGCACCTGCCCCGTTAATTTGTTGTGCCGATGCAGCAGTCGACATCAGCAACAACGCAGTTGCTAATACAATATTAGATATTTTCATAAATTCTCCTTGTTTATCCGTTGAGAGTTTTTTTGAGTTGATTGATGATTTCCAGTGTTCGCTCCACCGGCATGTCTCCCAAATCTACCCTAATGATGCGGCGGCCTGTTTCTGGATCAACGTCAATGTCAATTTGGCCCTCTCTTTGCCGTTCGGTGATCATGTTGTTTTTTGTATCAGAAGGGGCTGTCATGGGCGAGACTCCTTTGATGTCGTCAAGGATGATGCCGGGCATCACTCGCCTTGACAGCGGGATTGGTGTTGTTTTTTCTGTCATAGATCACCTGCCTTGCGGTTCTCTGAGTAGTGTGCATCAAACTTTCCTCCTGGGTAGCGAGCTTCCAGTTTGCGTACATTCTCTTGGATCACCTCGTTGGGGTCAACACCAATGGCACGGCAGGCTTCTATCCAATAGAAGATGATGTCGCCAAGTTCCCGGAACATGTGATGACAAACATCTTGGTTCCACGGCTTGCCCTGGAAAATCATTTTTTTAACCAGTTCGGAAAATTCGCCGCCTTCGCTGGCCATGCCAATGGATGCAGTCAACAGCAGACTTACATTCAACTGTGGTTCGCTGTTCTGCAACGCTTGCAGCCGGGTCATGAGAACTTGTAAATCTTCGCTGGCACCACTTGTAACAGCTTGCACAAAGTCTTTGTATCTATTTAGATCAACATTCATAACTTTCTCCTTGTAGACAAATCCTACACGGTCACGGACACATGGTCAAAAAGAAACCCTGCAATGCAGGGTGCCTTTTTCCAGTTTAATAAACCTGTAACAATCAGGCGTCGAAGTTGATTTTGCCTGTGCAGCGGTAATATTCATAGGCAGCAGGAGCCTGGCTCTTGTATTCGCTGCGGAAATACCCTGCCAAATCCCCGGTGTTTGTTACGATGTTGACCCAGTTGGGGAAGCCAAAACTGGCAAAAATGTTTTTCATAATGCTAATCATCTTGTTTCTCTCTTGTTTGCTGCATTGCACAAAACATATTTACTATGGTTCCTGAGTCTTCGCAAGCGTGGTGCTACTGGGGCTTGTCTGCAAGAAACGCATGGCTCATAGGGGTGGTATGCGGTAAATCAAGGTCTCTATCGTGCGCTGAGGACTTTGGTCATGCGCCACTGTGCCCAGGCGTCACGCACGGTGGGGTTTTCATGAAGCGTGTCCTGCACCCAACTGAGTTCGTGTGTTCGGGTGTTTAGT